GATTTGATTTTGTAATTTTTTTACTAGCGTTCTCAGAAGTATCGGTTATAAGCAGAACATCATTATCTGCCGCAGTCGATAGTTCTGTTAACTCAGATACTTTAGTTGTGGACATATTTACTCCTTGTTATTCATAATCCTCAATAATAGTTGAGGTTTTCGCTTCATTATAAATATATAATAAATCTTCTGCTGTACTTTGTTCGTACATTAAATAAGGTATTCCTATAACAATATAATCGTTTGATGCACTTACTAAGTATTGAGGATTAACAGCTGTGCTTTGTTCTAGTTCTATTTCTACAGCAAAAGTTATATCTGGTCTAATTGCATCATCATCGATATACTGTTGCATACGATTAATGTATGCAGCTCTAGCTTTTCTAAGCTTCCAATGAGCAGGTTTAGGTCTTATAAAAGGTCTTCCTATTTTCATAGTCTAAATAGTTGTTTTCTCTTACCTATTGCTTGTCTCTTATCTAATGCTAATAATTCTTCTACTATTTTATCTACTAAAGGTTTCATAGCTCTTTTAACTGGAGTATCTTTTCTTGGTGTCATTGTTCCAGTATGGAAAGTATATTGTGTACTTGTAGCTTTGGATTGAGAGTCTGATGGTGTGCTAGTCATAGTATGCTGCACTTCATAAGTTGTTGTAGGGAGATTTCTTGATTCGTTATTACTCCCTAATTGTTTACCACCATAAGTAGGTGCTTTACCATCTGACTTAACTGATTGTAAATCTTCTTTAGGGTCAAACATATCTTCTAGCATTTTAACTATTTGAGATGTTTCATCTTCTGGTTTGTTATCTCCAGGAAAGTATAATGCGTTTTCAGCACAATACTGGTCCATAGTTTTATAGTCTTCATGGTCATCTTTCATGTCACCATACTCATTATTGTATTCAGCAACAAGTATTGTCTGCCATATCTGACGAATCTTATCTTTAATTTTATCTAATTCTAAAGCATCTGTACTATCTTCAAATATATCTAAATCATGCATAGCTTCTACCTTTAGTATTTAATCTTTTGTTTTCACGAGCATTCCATCTCGTTCTTAACTCATGAATAGTGTTCCATTGTCTACCACTTTTAGTAATTCCGTATTGTACATTAGTACAGAATACTTGTTGATAGTTTGCTGGTTCACCACAGTCAGGACAAACTTGTGGTTCTTCTCTTTCGTTATAAGAAACTAAATGGTCAGACTTGTGACCTTTAGAACATTCGTATTGATAAATTGGCATACTTCCCCCTAATTAACATAGTATAGCCCCCTCGTTAGAAGGGACTATGTATGCTAACTATTAAGCAGCAGGTACTACAAATGCAACACCAGCGTCATCACGCATTTCGGCTACACCATAAATAGTATCAGCTGTAAATAGGTCACCTAAGTACTCTTGCTTGTACTGAGTTTGTGTTCTAACACCAACTTGCTCAGCAAAAATTAGAGCATCTCTATGCATCAACATACCAACTCTGTTAGAAACAGGAGTTGTATCAGTTGAAGCAATCGTAGGACAGTTAGATGTAGTGTATACATCAACACCATAGATTTGACCAATCTTACCAGTCTTAATTGCATCGCCGTTACCGATGAATTGTTGCTCAGTAAATCTGTTGATTGCAAGCATATCGTTAGCAGCAATCGGAGGAAGTACTAAAGAACGACCATCCATAGGAACATCAGCATCATCAAGAGTAAGAATCATCTTACGGATACCAGCATCTGTAATATCAGATGAGTTAGATGAGTTACCAGTATAAGCAGTAGTACCATCACCACCGATTACAGCGTTTTCAAAAGAAGCTGCACCTGCACCGCCTACTGTACCGCCTTGGAAACCTTCTGCTAAAGCAAATAGGTCATCGTCAACTTGAGTAGCTAGCGCATAACCAGCGTCATCTGTGTAGAATTTTCTCATTGAAGCAAGAGCTTGAACTTCTGCAATATCTTCAATTAACTTTGAATATTCATAGTGCTTGTTAATAGACACTTGCAATTCTGTGTTAGTTGAAGCAATAAGAGTTACTTGTGTGTTTGCTGCTTTAGCAGAAGCTGCACCACGAGTAGGCTTAGGAATGTGAATAGTATCACCTTTCTTACCTTTGTGGTTCATCTTAGTTACTAAGTTAGCAACAACAAGATTTGATTTATAAGCACCAATAACTTCATCAGACCATAGTTCTGGAATAAAATTATTGGCAACTGAAGTGGTTACATGATTTGTACCTAGAGCCATTATTATTCTCCTTAAGTATTATTTAACTCTACCTTCCTGATACGCTTTATAAATTTCATCTTGTAATGAAGCATATCTATCAGGTTCATACATCTGCATACGCTGTAAATCAGCTCTGCGATATATTCTCTTACCACCAACAGAATCTCCTGTAGTTCTTTTTTCAGTTGTAGATTGCTTTAATGCTTTTTCTATAGATTTTTTTTGCTCTTCTTTAACTTCGTTTGTTTTATTAACCATAGAAACTTGTTTCCATGTACTAATTAACTCACTTGCAGCATCAAAATCCCAGTTAGTATGTGCATTTTGCAATAAACTTTTACGAACTGGACTTTGTCCTACCCAGTCTAGAAAAGGAGTACTGCCTACTATTTGCTTGTAGTCTGGATATGTGCTTTCTAATTTAGATAAAGCAGCATTTCGACTGGCTTGTGCAGAAACTTCTCTAGCTTTTTTAATATCTTCATTATTATCAATCAATGAAGCTATTGCTTTTTCTGGGTTTTCGTAAAAAGTGTCTTCAAAAGAAACAGTTTCTTCTACTGGTTCTTGAGTTTGTTGTTGTAAAGATTGTCTTTGAGTTTCCAAGATTTCTTGCATTAACTTTCGTTGTTCGCTTAGTTCTTGGCCTTGCTGAGTTACTTTTTTAGTGGCATTCTCATGCATCTCAATTATATCTTCTATCGACTTTCCAGCATACTTTTCAGGAATTTCACTTTTCGGTTCAGCTTCAACCGCAGTATCCTCAATAGGTGTACTTTCTACTGATTCTTCTGATGTTACTTCTTCAGTAACAAACTCCTGAGTTTCTGTTATTGGTTGTTCATCAACTACTATACTCATTTTCTATGTCCTCCGCCCCGTAGGGTTATGAAGTTTAATTATGATGGAGCTGTTTCCAGTTGTTCCATCGCTAGTTTTGCTGCATCTTCTAAAGATAATAATAATCCTAGAATATGCAACTGCCCTTTAGCGTGCCAAAGAGCCTTTTCATCTTCGATAGTGCTTATATCTTTAACCCTATCTTCAATGTTCTTTAATTCTTCTTTAAGGTCTAACCAACCTTCTGTTTCAAACAACGCTAGCCTGTCGTTATAAAATTCTTTATCAGCTTTCATTATTGAATTTTAGTTCCAACATCTACTTTACTAGCTTTTTCCGCAGCACTAGCTAAGTTAAGTGCAGTTTCTGACTTAAGATGCTCTGCTTCTGGAATGTTTCTATTTATTTCAGATTGTTTTCTTTCAATATCTGTCTTCATACTTTGAAGTTTAAGATTCTGTTCTTCCATTTTAAACTGATTGTGTAATGATTCCATCTCTGGACCCATATCACCTTGAGTAACTTTACTAGCTTCAGCATAATGAAGTGCAGTTTTACCTCTTTCTTCTTCAGCTTCAGCAACAAGTTTATTAATTTCTGCTTCTGCTCTTCTTCTTTCAATGTCTAATGTAATTTGTTGTATTTGCTGTATCTCTGGATTAGGTTGCATACCTTGCATTAGAGCATTAACAATAGCATCTCTATTATGAATGCTAGAGTTTTGGAACATAGCCAACATAATTACATTAAATGCAGGAGAATCTTTAGGAATTGCTTGTAGCATTTGTACCATCTGCTGCATTTCTAGTTCTTTTGCCATAATTCCCATAGTTGAATATGGTACAAACTTAACATCTACTACAGGATATCTATCAACATCAAACTGAATCTTACGATGTAACGCTTTGTTAATCATAGGAATCAAGAATGTGTTTTGGAAATTCATTAATGTACGCTTCTGGCGTTTAATAGACGCTGATTGTGCCATAGACATTCCAGAAGCTGTAGCTCTGTCTGGATATGATAGGTCTGCACTACCAGTTCCCATTTGAATCATGTTTTGTAACGCTGCTTGTTGCGTAAATGACTGTGGGTCTGTAGTTCCCATGTTTAATGGCATGATTGTATCTCTAGGATTACCATTTGTAAGTACAGTTTTTCCAGGTCTTACCTCAAACTTAACACCTCTTGGTAATCTTGTTGCATCTGCAGCCATCATAGGCGTAGTTGTTAGCGCT